GGAAAGGCAGGGGGGGTAGAATTAGACGCTAAAAAAACGCCTTGTGAGCGTGAGCCCTTAGCGCTATTGCATCGAGCACAACAGGCGATCATATTCTCAAGACTTACCGGATCTCCTCCGGACTTGATGCTTTGTATATGGTCCACCGTCGTAGCATCCTGCCCACAATAGGCACACGTGTATCCATCTCTAGCTAATACAACTAACCGGGCTTTTTTATACTTTTGGCTTACACGTGGATCCTGCCTACCTCGTACCATTAGTACCAACCCCTTTGATTATGAAACTGTAAGGCTTTACAAGGTGTTGAGTGTTTATGTGATATGTACTTAAGTCCTAGATCTATCTGCTTAAATGGATCTAACTCTTTCATCTTAAGTAGTTGAGGTATACCAAACGCAGAGCTCTTAGGGTTATCTGCACGTGGATCCCACCGAGACTCTCTATTCCACAATAGCTCAAGGCATCTATATTGCTTAGCATTAAGTAGCTTTATATGTGCGTATAGTTTGTAGTTTTCTTTATCTCTATGTGTGTTAATTGCTTGAGATGCAGGCATATTGCTAAATAGCAATAGCCCGGCCAAAAGCACCGTACTACGCCTGCGAGCTATCCGCGGTAGCGGCTCGCCTGCGAGTATGGAGCGTAGTCCTCTAGTCAAATACCTGTCAATCTTGAGCGTATCTTTGAGCGTGTCCCACAAGCTATTAACACTTGTGCATAACTTATGTGGATAACTCATAGTTTAACCTGCATCCCTAGATAGTGCGTATATGCCGGTGGAATAGCCTCGACCATTTCGCCCCATATCATCCAATCGATACCCATAGCCTCGTTAGCCTGCTCCATAGTTTTAGCTGTATGTCCACCGCCCGGGATCTCATCACGCATAGAGCCGTATATGCCTACGGGTTTACCTTGTTGTTTATGGTGGCAATCTGTACCCTTTAACTCGAGATTAGACTCAAATAGCCGGTGCCTACGTACTTTAAGACCAAACGCCGAGCCGCATACTTGTACCGCATCGATTAAGGGTGCGCCTTTTACGTTTTCGATTATGTATGGTTTACCGGATGCTACGAGTAGCGAGCGCACTTGAGCGAGTAAATCTTTCTTACTTGTGCTTTTACCTTGAGCTTTACGTAAATGCTGAGTAATGCTATAAGTCTGACACGGAGGCGAGGCGTGAATAAGGTCGTAATCCTCTAGATCCTCGGGCCTTAACGCCATTACATCTTTACGTATGTACTTAAACGGATAACGCTTACCGTGCTTAATATCCATACCTGTAACCTCAAAGCCTGCACGGTGATAACCCATTGAGGCGCCACCTGCACCGCAAAATAGATCGAGTACTTTAATCATCTTTAACGTCCTCCATCATGACAATACCCATAACGCCGCATTTAACGCATTGTAAAGACTTAACGTACGGTGGCAGGTTATCGGTTACTACGCGCTCTATGTGCTCTGTTACCTTGCCACATAAACGGCACTTACTTTTATACGTCGCCATAGTTTGACCTCTTTAAGTATTGCATCTCAAATAGATTAGATCGAGGCACCCAATAGTTATTTTGATACGGGTGTTTATATTTAGGCACCTTGGCCATATGTACCGGCATCCAACCCATAAGGACATATACCGGGCTAAAGCCTGTAACTAATATAGCTACGTCGGTAGGCCTGCCCGGTCCTCTATTTTGTAGAATTAAATGCCCGTTAGCGTGTTTAGTGTGTTTAACCTCGATATTATCGCCTACATCTGCCGTATCGTGAGCGTTATCTATTTTAGGTACAAACCCATAATCACCAAAATAACTAGCTACGGCTATCTCTGCGCCACAAGCCTCGGACTCTTGCCATACTAGCTCATGCCAGTTTTTATAGGTTTGGCCAAAATTACTTGCATCCTCGACGTTAGCGTTACGTATAATCGTGCGCTCTAAGCCGATACGATGCGCGGTAATTTCCTGCGATCTATCTAGGATGATTTTAACTAAGCCCGGCATTGTGCACATAGCCACGTTACGACCTCAAGGCCTACATCCCTAATGGTAAGGCCGCCCGATTGACTAACCCACTCGCCGCAATAGTCGCACTTATCTACCGGCGTAGCACTTGTCTCGCCGTTGTCGTGGATTGTTAAAGCGATCCCGTTTTTTATGTAGGTTATTTCGCCCATAGTAAATAACCCATAACTATTAGTAAAATTACCTCAAAAATAAGTATGTATATGGATAGGCGCTTTTTTGTCATAACTTGAGGCCGTCCTCGCATCGTTTACAAAATGCCACGACTAAACCATCCTCACGTACGTAATCATTAATATGCGTATCGTTATCGCAGAGATAGCAATTACCGGCACCGCCGTAACCATCAAAGCTATACGTATGCGCATCCGGTGAGCGGTAAATATCTTTAGGGTTGATCGTCATACTTGGGGCTTCCATTTTCCATCTGATCCGAGCACGTGCCAATATGGGTTACATTGATTAGCTCGTACTTTCTCGGTGCACTTATAAGCCGCCCACGGTTTACCGGTTGCCTTAGCCGTACCCTCGGCCCATATCATCGTGCCATGAGGGCACCTTGGCGCAGCAGCTACTAACTCGCCGCCTAGCTCTTTACCGATCTCTAATACGGCACTCGCCATAGTAGCCATATCCTCGATTGATGCCTTTGTACTCCATGGATCAGCACTAGCCGGTAAAGTTTCTACCTTTTCCATATCTTGCATCGTAGGCCTTGATGAGTGCTCAAGGCTTGGAGTTAATAGGCCTATGCAGCGCCCATAAGCTGAGGTAATCGTGTCCTCTACCATCCACTTACGCATATTTTGCGGATAGGTTGCTACGTTGCCAAAAGCGTAATCGACGGCGCTCGGCACCGTATCCTCATATTCACGATAAGCCTCAGCTCTTACGAGGATCGTACCTTTCTCAATATCAAAACTCTCAATATATGCGACCAATCTACCGCTCTTAAACTCAGCTCTAAAGCGTTTAATACGAGCGTTTACGTCCTCGTAGTTATCTAAAAACCCCATTAGATTAGCTCGCTCTCTTTAAGAGCTTTAGCTATTGCACGACCGCGCACAAAGCCCTCGCCGTGTCCGTGCTTAAAACCGATTGAGTAACCAATCACCATAAACATAAAGCCCATACCGCAGGCTGCCAAACCGATCAATATATCTAAACTATTCATTACTTAGCCCTTTGTTAAGGCCGATTAAGCTACTAACCGAGTAGCCCTCTCAGCGTTTGTAGTATCAGTATGAGGGCTTTTTGTCAGAAATCAAAGCGTATTCGTGTTTGGCGTGTCGGTCTTAGTGTGCTCTTTAGGTTTAGACTTTAGGCCGTTACCGGCTAATACGCCGCCGAGTGCCCCGGTTAAGAATATGGCTAAAGTTTGTAAGAGTTGTATAAAGTCTCGATCGTTAGGCGCTTGAGCTCCTACGGGCTGAGTTACAAAGACCAGCGCATAGACCGCACCTGCGGTAATGACAAAAAAAGTTAAAGCTAGTACCGCGCCAATTAAAAATATCAGGCGAGCGTGTATATCCTCAGGCGTTAGCCGCTTATTTTCTTTACTCATCTGTCGTAATAAGGTCCTTAGTGCAGGTCCCGGTAGCCTCGCATTGAGGCGGAGTGCACTCAGGCTTTGTCCAGTTTTCGTATTCTTGGCACTCATATCTTACCCACCCATCGTAACCGCACCCCGATAGGAGGATAGTCCCCACTATCGCCCCTATCAGGGCCCGGATCATTTAGAGCCTATGCCGTATTGCTTCTCGCTTGGTTGTACCGCTTTAAGTAGCGGACCTACGAGGCCGGCGATAAAGGCATTAGCTAATACTTTTGGATCAGTAATACCGGACATATACAAAGCTGCTACGGATGCGAGCGCTGCTCGTGCGTATGATTTCGCAGCTGCCTCTAATTGCTTTTTATTCATTGTGCTCTCCTGTAATGCCCTTTAATTGACTTGGTAATACACCGATACCGTTGTAGTACCGCTTGCTACGACACCATATAACGCTTGATGATCTCCGACGGGTACCGTGAGTTTATCTTTATGATCGACAAGATAACCGTTAGCGATAGTTAAATCTGCTCCACCTATGTATAAATCATCGTTAGAGGCGTGGATTAACGCCGTTTGATCTCCAATACTTTCAGGCACTAAAATCGTTGCCGAGGTAGTTACTGTTACTTGTCTGCTAGTTGGCATCTTTTAATCCTAACTTTTCTATTAGTTGTTTAGCCTTAGTAGCCGACACCTCTACCTCAAAGTGCATATCATCCGGACGGCTCTTAAAGTCGCCGCCCCACTTGAGGCCGTACTTTTTAGCAAGGGCTCTAAGCATCGGTATTTTTTCAGCCGGAAAAGTGTCGTACTTTCCTAGCGGATGCTTAGTAGCGTTAAGATCTATAGCCGTCCCGGAGGAGTGGCACGATAATTTTGTAGGGTTGCCCCGCACCATCCGATAGGCGTAGGCCCAATCGTCAAAGGTACCCTCATCGATCGGCTCGATCAGCTCGTGAAACTCCGCAGCAAAGGCGGCCAAGAGAGGCCCAACACTCTCGGCGCACCTTAGCTTACGATCCGTACCCTTTACCGGGTAGGACTTTATTTTAATCTCGGCCGGATCTTTAGAGGCCGGGTAGCCGTTATAACTTGTCTCCATTATAGGCCAAGGGCTGCTAAATCGTCTTTAGTCAAACCTAGTGCAGCTAACTTAGCTTCGGCACTTGCCTTAGCCTCTGCCGCTTTTACTTCCTGATCGGCTTTCCATGCATCTAATTTATCAAAGCCAGCTAAAAACTCTGCTTTAGTAATTGGCTCGCACTCTACAAATGTAATGCCCTCGTATTCCTCACCGTGCAATATATAACCGCCTTGAGGGATAAGCATCATTAAAACTTGTCCTGCTTTTTTCATTATGCACCAATTTCCATGAGAGTAATACTTGAGAAAGATCCTTGTCCGGAGTAATAGACCGCACCTGTACCACCGGCACGAATTGCGAATTGAGTTTTGTATGTTGTGGCAGATGTTGTTGCCGGGCTGTCTAAATAATTTAATGGATAAAAGAAAGAATACATTTCAAAAAATGTTCCCATATAAATTCCATTTTCGACGGCACTTGGTGAAAGTAGATTTGTTGCACCTCTTAACAATTTAATGTTAAAACCATTAACCGTATTAGATTTTCCCATATCGTGCGTAACCAAAACCAAAACTTTGCTTGATGCACTTGTAGGCGTAATGGTTGCGGTCAGCCCTGTATCTGCATACGTTGTTGTTGTATTTTGTGCAAAAGTATTATTGGTGACATTTACTACCTGCAACACTTTGCCACCGCCCGCGGGCGTGGCCCACTTAAGCCCGGTCGTTTCGGCTGAGTCTGCGGTTAATACGGTGCCGTTAGCTCCTACGGCTAAACGTGCAAAAGTGTCTGCACCTGTCCCGGGTACTAGATCACCTTTAGCATCGATAGCCGTAGCCATTGAGTTAGTAACGGTTACGGTGCCTGAGGTACCTCCGCCGCTTATACCTACACCTGCGGTAACTCCCTCGATGTCACCGGTTGCCCCTGAGGCTACCCAAGCTGCACCGTCGTAATACCATAAAGAGTTATTATCTTTTGTAAATGCAAACTGTCCCTCAGCCGGTGCGGTAATAGCCGCATCTCGAGCCGTAGCGTTTGTAAATACGTTAATGCCCTGCATGAGGTAGCCGTTTACATCGCCGGCCGTTAATACCTCACCGGTTGTAAAGGTCTTAAAACCTAGACCAGCTGCCATCTCTTGCTCCTTAGTATGCTAATACGGAGGTATCGAGCACTCCGTATAGTGTTGAGTCTAATATAAAGCCGTCGATAATCGGCTCTAGTGTTGTAAATGTCGTTTTCCATGAGTTAGGCGTAACACGGTGTACTACGCCAAACACTTGTAAAGTCTGTTGCAGAGTCGAGTTACCAGGCTGATTTGTTGTAACCTCTACCGGGTCAAAAAAATCTAGGCTAAGAGCTGCAAGGATGCCATCATTATAATCGTCCATGTATAGATCAAGCTCGACCGCATCGCATCGGGTCCGAGTATCTTTACGGCTTGCTACGTAGGCCCGTGCGTAATCGAGTGCGGCTTGGTCCGTATCCATTACTAAATTAGTTTGGTTATATGAGTGCACAAAGTACTCATCGATAGAGTCTTGATCCTGAGCAATCTGAGCCGTACCGCCGATTTTAGTGATAGAGGCAGAGTTATAAACCTGAGTATCATCTAAGCGCCATACGGCATTAAAGTAATTTATATCGGTGCCGTCGTCATTAAATTTAGTTACCGGGAAAGCCTGAGAGTCAATACAAAAGGCTCGATCTTTGAGCTCTACCGATCCTCGAGCGTTAATATAAATAGCGCCGTACTCCGAGATGGTCGCCGTTTGTAGTGCAGCTAAAGCGGTGCGAGGGTTGCCCGGGTCTGCCTGAAATATTGTTGTGCCGTATTGGATATCACGCATAGATGGAGGCCACGCGATCTCATCGAGTATAGCGTTTACGCGCTCACCCGGTAAGTCACCGGCATCGGCTAAAGTAATGGTCGAGACTTGGCTATTTTGGAAAAGTCTAAAAGCATCTACCGCGGTGATAGTTGTATAAACTACATCGGTAGCCATTTTAGGCGTAGTAGTCGTATAGCTAGTAATAAAGCCGCTAAACATCGGATACTCGACACCTGCATACGTGCCTGTTATCTGTACTTTACGCATCGGAGTAAGTAAACCGTAGTAAGGCCCTGACGCATTTTGAGGATTAAAGTCGCCATTTTGATCTACGATACGCAGAGTTAGCGTACCTGTTTGGAATACATCCGCTTGAGCGTTACGGCCTCTCATCGTAGTAATACCGTCTACTTGATTGGATACGTCTACGATTAAAGCCTCGGAGTCTGCTAATACGTTTGTACCTAATTGGCCGCTTCCTAAGATCATAGCTTGAGCAAAAGACGGGCCCGTAGAAAAGTTAATAACCGCGTTAATCGTAGGGACGGTCATAGTGCACCGGCCGTACTAATTGGATCCCCACCTCGGTAAAGTGCTTGTATCGTATCTTGGACTAATACGGTAAATTCATCCTGTTGCGCGATAACTCCGGCGCTAATATTTATGTTATAAGTTGCAGGGTAGCCGCTGCCGTAATTCATCGTAGGGCTATAACCGCCTAGGTCGTTTTGCTGACTTGGCGTAAGGCTATTGTAAAACTCTGTAGCGCTGATATCGCTGCCTAGTAAAGAGGTGGCCGCCGCGGTAGCCGTTACCGTGTCCAAAATAGCTTTAGTAGAGATCACCGGGCCAGTTACGAAATTAGTGCCACCAATATTAGTTAAGCCCGAGCTACCTGCTCCTGCTCCTGCTCCTACCTTGCTTAAAAGGTTTATATAATCTTGTAGCGCCTTGAGTCGAGCCTCGTCCGCTTTCTTTTGAGCAGCTGCTACGCGATCGATCATCGAGAGCTCCTCGGACTCGCGGAGTTTTGTAAGGGTTAAAGATGCGTTAGTAGTTTTACTTAAAGAGGCGAGGCGAGCGATCTCGGTTAGTTGTATCTGTACGCGCTCGCTATAACTTTCTTTAGCTGCTAACTCACCGGCGGCCGTGATAGCTGCGTTATATTTACCAAAAGCGATATCGCGTAAACGTTCCTTTTCACTTTCTGCCATCTTGCTATCGTTAATTGCCTTAAGCTCTGTAAGTAATTGCGTGTTAAGAGCTGAAAGAGTTGTCTCGCTGATCTGAGTAATGCCGGCTAGTTTGGCCATGTCTGCATTTTTTTGCAGGGCTGCAAGCTCCCCGATCTTACGGAGAGCGAGGTCGCCGTTATCCTCCTCGATAGCTTGTAGGGCCTCAAGGCGTAGGATCGTTTCCTTGTCGTAGGTAGCGCGTAAAGCCGCAGCGATAGAAATACGGTTAGTATCAAATACGGCCGCTGCCTTTGATAACGAAAGTTTATTTTTCTCTGCTAGTTGCGCTTTTTTCTGTAAAGCGATGAGCTCTTTTTGGCGCTTGAGCGCCTCTTTGTCCATCTTAGTTTTCTCAGTTTGGCTCTGAAAATTCTTAAGATCCGCAGGTAAGCCCTGAGGGAAACCACCTTGGCGGCCTAAAACTATATCTACATTTCGACGTAAAGCACCGATCGAAAACCTACCGAGATAATTCTTAAGAGCTCTACCGGCATCCTCTAAAACAC